AACTCGTCGACATAAAAACAACAGACTCTACAAAATCAAGAGAGGTTCGCATATACGCTGTGAACTATAACATCCTCAGAGTAAACGGTGGTCTTGCGGGTATTTTATTCAACGATAATAATTTCATATAACATGGAAGACGAATACATTAAAACTGCGATTGATTTAATAACCCCAGTTATGGAGGGCGCCATGGTTACGGCTGCTCATTACGCAAAAGGATGCGGGCGCGACACTGTCACGGCTCTCGATGTCAAGTACGGGATGAGGTACTGTGCTCAAAATGTGGCCGGCAAACAGGTTGGGACGATGTTTCCAGAGCTGGAAAACTCCGACAGCGAGTCCGGGAGCGACAGCGACATCGAAGAGGTTGACGAAGACGACGAACCCTTCACGCGATATTCGGGCGACGACGAACTCATGAACAGCATCAACAAGGCGTACGACGAGTGGGACTCGTGGGAACCGTATAGCCCTCTTGAAAAGTTGCTGAAAGGCGCGATAGATAGTTCAAACTAAAAAAATTGATTCTCACAATTAATGGAGCCAGTGTATACTCCAGGATGGAAGTCCGACCAGAGGGAGCTCGCTGAATGGTCGGACTCTTCATCTGCGTCCTCGTCGTCTTCTTGTAACACCACAGAAGACGATGAATCGTATGGCTACTATAGACTTGTTCAAATGAAGAGGTCGTATACCTTTATTTTAGAGGAAGAGGAACTCATAGAATAAATCACCACAGTAAGATGATCATACCAATGAATAAAATAAACCCAAGGGCAACCGTGAATATTGTGTCTCTTCTAAAACGCTCCGGGGGTGGGTCGACGGGTGGTGGCAGTTCGTCGACGGGGCCTTCGTCGTATTTTTTATCGAGTCTATCAGCTTGGCACTCTATTTCAAACTTTAGGATATGATTTTGTTGTCCAAAATCATATGGTATAAGTTTGTTCCCGTTGTTCCAGTACATGCGTATCCTTAGCTGATCAATATTCAAGTCTGGTACATCATATATTATTTGTAGGTCGTTTTGTGTGTACTGTGTCAATTCACCTGTTTTTCCAAGTATTATACGACCGACGTAGTTTGGCGGTATCGATGATATATTTGAAGTTTGTACGAGGTTTCCGAACGAAAACGTGCCACCATTTACGTAAATGTCTCTGTCAAAGTCGTCTCCTCTGTGCGTTATTCTCACAAATAGTGAAGTCGGTCCGTTCAGATCTATAACGTTAGATACGAGCACATTCGACCCGGTCTTTACCCCCACATCCAAACCGTTAAACCCGAGTACGGTTGCCGGAGGACCCACGAGACTCTGGGTCGCGTAGCCGTTTGAACCCGACATGAATTTGAACGAGTACGCGTTGCTTGTCCCGCAGTTTGAAAATAATAATGTGTTGTTTTGGGAATTGAATGTAACCTGAGAAACGTTTGAACCTATCAGGGTCGTTTGAATGTTTGAAGCGAGGTCGGTGCCATTAGTATACGTTGCCTCTTTTAACACGTATGTTTTGTTGTCCAATTGAAACTGTTTGTTACCAACGTTTATAAGATTTTGACAATTTGGTATACGCGCCCCAGCAACTGTGAGTTTCGTCACTCCATAAAGAGTTCGATTGAATTTGATCGTGTAATCATTTGGATTTGGATACAGTGAAGGATCTCTTTCTCCACTATCCACATCGAGTGTAAACACCTTCATTAAAATTTGATAATATAATAATTAGTAGACAATTTATGCTGCTGAAGAAAGAGAGTGCGCGAGAGGATTGTTTTGTAACTGCCTGACAGCCGTGTTGAGAGTGTTGTTTGAAGCGTACGGGTTCAAGTTGCCCTTCTTGTCGTTGTTGTCTTGGAATGTTATAGGGACGTACTGCTGAGTCCACCCACCGCTCTTGGCGTTGAAATGCTGCTGCGCAGACTCTGGGCGAACCTGCGTCAGAAGACCCCCTTGGTTGAGGGGGCTTGCCCGAACGTTCATCCTTCCAGCGTTTCCTGGGCGTTCCATGTTTCCCCTCTTGTCCGCCACTCTGAGATCGTTGGCAGTCTTGTCGTAGGCGCCCACAAAACTATGGATACCCGGGCTCGGGTTGTCAAAGTGAGCAAACTGCTGGTTCGTAATGTCACCCTTGTTGCGAGTCGGATCCTGCGACACCTGGAGGCCTGACACGAAGCTCTTTGCCGGGGCTGTGCTCAGAGTGTCAGTGCGAAGGCCGGTCTCGGACCTGTTTGTCGTGCGCTTACCCTTTTCGTACTCGCTTCGAACCTCAACTCCCGTGAGAGACCCGCCTTGCCCCTGAGCCCTCGACGGAAGAGGAGCGCGCCTGTCGGGTAAAAAGGCAGTCTTCTCGGGCCTATTGTTACCGAGCACGCCCACGACTCCGGGAGCTCCTCCGGTTATGTCGGCGGCTGGCCCAGGTCTGCCAGGCAACTGCGTGAGCCTGTAGGCCCCCACGTTGTTTGGCATGACCCTGTACACCTGCTGAAAACCCCCAACCGCTGGCACGTTCGGATCAACCCCGAGACCCGGGCCAACTTGAATCTTCTCATTTGGGGCAAAGTTGTTCATCTGACCGGAAACCCACGGCCTGTCTCTAAAATCTATGGTTGGCGCTCCGTACACGTTTCTTGAAGAATCCGGTCGCACGTCGGTAAAGTTTGGCTGTTCAACCTTTTGCTTGCGAGTGATGCCGTACGAGCTGACACCGGGGTCGTCGTCGTAACTGGCAGACTTGGAATTTGTAATCATGGACATGCTTTCATACTTTGTCTGCGCCATTTGAACAGGTGGTTTAGCCGGGGCGGCGTCCCTTTCGCTCAACGTCTTCCCAGCGAATACAAGACCCAAAATTGCGGCTATAGACAATGGGTCTGCCATACTTAATCATCTTAAATATTTTTATTTCGAATATCGCTGCGAGAACATTGCGTTCTGCATCCCTGCGCGAGTGCTCGAAGGATCGAATGCCATTGTTCTCTGAGGACCGAGGCACGCGACATTTTGCCAAGGGAATGTGTTTTTAGCCAACGTATCCACGTAAATCTTTCCAAACTGCGTAGTCGACTGGGGTCTCAGCTCGTCAGCCACCATGACGAGGTCACCTGGTGCCCCTTTTCCAGCCATGTAAGGGGCGGTGCCGTACACCATAGTCTGGGGGCGGCCGACATAATTCAAACTGCTGGGAACTGGGTAATCAAACACAAAATCCTTTGCGCACGGCTGCGGAATCGTGCCGGCGTCGACTTGAGTTAAACCGGGCTGAAGTTGGTATGCCATTTATAGTAATAAAATATATTATCTACGAGGACCGCCGTACGATGTCAATCCACCAAGCGACTCCAGCTGGACCCCACGAGCGTTGGGATTACACACTGACGGGTCGTCTCGGCACGTCGGGGAAAACTTTTTCCCGTAGCACCACTCGGCAAAACCAGTCTGGTCACCTGGTATAGTCGACGCTGACGTGCTCACAAACTGCCGTGCGGCGGCATTCTTCTGAAATTCAGGCATGGCTGAGCGAGAACGCCCAGCGTCGTACGGAATAGTGTCGTCAAGATAATGCTTAACCTGTTTTCGAACCGTGGAGTAATCACACGCCGGCGGGCGATTGGGGTTGTCGATGTAATCCGAAAGCAAAACGTTTCCCATGGGGTTATCAAAAGTTGGGCGCTGACACGTTGGGTTGTACGACTGATCAAGAGACACTAAAGGGCGGGCAAAAGGTTGCTTTACCATGTCATTCTTATAAAGAATGAAAATGACAAACAAAACCATAGCCGCGAGCGCAAACACACGAAGGTCCCTCTTTATGAGGTAAATAATACAAGCTGCGTACAGTATGAAACGCGTGGCTGAATTTATTCGTGTCGCCGGATCTTGACTAGACGTGGGCCAAAATGACAGTATCCTGTCGGATTTGAAAAGTTGCGAGGGATCGTTGAACCATACATTTGTATCCATTTGTATTATACGAGTTTTTATTTATTATTCTTTAGGAGACCTCCAAAGAGACCGCTCATGCTCGACATGAGAGTCTTTTCGTCGATGCCGCCTCCGCCCTGCATCGTATCGGCACACTGCTTCGCAACAGCCTCAATCATGTTGAGCGTCTCCGAAGGGATGCTCGTGATGGTTGTACCGAGCATGTAGAGAGTCTGTAGGTACTGCCAGATGGCATCCTTGGTATTCTGCGAAATGTCAGTCGTCCAGTGCTCCCTGATGTGCATCTCCTCGAGAATGGCCGGAAGAACATTGGTATTGTCCAGAAAAAAGTTCTCATCCTTGTTCATCACCTGACTCGCGTACGGGGTAATCTCCTCCATGAAGGCGGTCACACACTTCTTGGGGTTTGAAGACTTTAGAAGATCGAATCCCGTGTAATACTTTCCCAGAGTCTTCTCCTCTGGAAAAGTCTCCTTGAGCTCAACCATAAACTGATCCATCATCTCGTTAAAAGCTGAAATAGACGTCATTCTATGTACTTAATTCACAGAATCTTTAAGTCAAAAAGGCTCGGATGATATTTTTTCACGAGACCCAGAACCACTTGAAACTATGAAATACACCAAGAAGGCTACGAGAAAAGCCGGCTTGACGTACTGGCTCATCTTGAGAGTTCCTTCGTTGTTGATCCTAGCCTTTATGTGAATATAAGCGGCTGTGGCGAGTGCGGCAAAGGCAGAAGCGCCGAGAGGTTCGCGTATATATTCCCCGATGTCCATTACTATTTAGGCAACTTTTGTTTTTTCTTCGGGAGCATCCCCAAACAACACATCCTCATCCTGAGCAGCCTGGCCAGTTATGGGTATGCTCTTGATTTCTTCGGGAGCTGTCGTCGGAGCCGGTGGTTCACCCGGTGTCTGGGGAGCTGCTGGGGCCCCGGGCTCCGTTGAGGCGGCTTCTTCCGCCGCTCCAGGTGCCGGCTCCGGCTCTGGACCGGCTTCGTTTTCGTCAATGTCAGGATCCTCATCATCCTCGATGGGCTCCTCTGAGTTGAGATCCACACTTTCTCCGCTGTGCTGCTGTTTCATGTACGTTTCGAGAATCTGCTGTATGGGCAGGAGCTCCTTTATGGTAGCCTCTATACAGGCTGTGAACCTCTCAGACAGCTTCGAGTCTCTCACGTACTCGTTCATCTCTTCGTCGTAAATGTAAGGATCCTTGTAGAGATCCTTGGCGGCGTTGATGTAACACGTGTGAACAAAGAGGTCGTTGGTCGGAAGCTTGATGGAAATCTTCTTCGTATCCGTCTTGAGTCTCACGGAAGAAAGAATCTTTACGAAACTCACAAAGACCGCAGCGAGAAGATCACTGAACCAACTACACGAGTTACACACGTTGTCAGAGTTTTGCTTCACTATGTGATCGTTCCAGTTGGGAACCTCCTTCAGAAGCTTCTGGTACTGTAAAAGGACTCGCTTCCCCTTTGAGAGCTTGCTGGCCTCCGTGTACAAGTCCTGAAACGCCAGGATCATAACCGGACACATGAGACTGCACAACTGGCTCAGGTACTCCTTTTTAGCTTCTACCAAAACGTTCAATTCCATTTACGTTCGTAGCGAAAAAATATATCGCATTTACACACGCCTGTACTTGTTCGCAGCCTTTTTCAAGTTTACGAGATTTGGGAGATCGTCAAACGAAGGCTCTTCCTCGGGCACCCTTTCTCTTACTTTCGCGTGACCCCAGCTCACGTGAAACTCATACGAACTCGTCTGAACAACGGTGAATTCAGCCCGCTCGAGCTGTCGCTTGAGGTACTCGGCAGCCTTGTCCCTGTCAAACACCGGGAAACCTACGAGAAAACCGGGGACTGTCAAGAAAACCTGTCGCTGTCCAAATTCAACAGTTTGCCTGATCTTTCTCGAAAAGTGTTCGTATATTTTCTTGTACGTTTCTTTTTTGATCTCCTTGCGCTTGTTTTCAATTTTGACAATGTCGCGAGCATTTATCATTACTTAACTTCTGGAAGGTTTTTGGGTTTTACAGACGCGAGTATTTCGTCGTAACTGAGAAACGTCTTGGCAACATCCTCGGTGTACGGAATTATCTTCACGTCTGATTTTGTCGTCAACGGTTGCGTGGACATGAGAAGAACCTTGGGAGTTGGCTCCATGAGAATCTCTACATTCACGGATATGCCGTACGGGTACCCACCAGTCACCATGAACATGTACACACACCTGTACTTTACGGATCTGTCAGTTTTGCTTTCAAACTTTTGAAGACTCCTCGTCTCAATACAGTACCCACAAATCTTGTGGTACTTTTTAAGATACTCCCCAGTCAGCATGATCATTTCCTGATTGATGTCAGGTGTCACAGTTGCGACAACCTCCTCGTAGTTGCTATCAGACCCGTCAAGCGATTCAGACTTTGTAAAGTAAAATAAAATGAGTACGGCCAAAATTAAAAGTACAATCTCCATTACTATATGCGTTAATTTTATTTTAACAAAAGACAAGTACTATTCATATATAATGGCTCTGCTGATATACAGTACGAAGTGTAAACACTCCATGGAAATACTGGCGTACGTCAACGAGACTCCTCAGATTAAGCAAATCACCAAGCTCCACGACGTGAATCAGTTTGGCATTCCTCAGCAGTACGCGGGGAAGATAACCAGGGTTCCCACGCTACTCACTCAGAACGGCAAGATGCTCGTGGGCAGCGAGGTGAAGCAGTGGCTCGCGTCGCTGCTCCCCCCGCAAGAACTCACAACATGCGACATTTACGGGAGATGTAAGGGGATGTCTTCGTTGGATGGAGACGACGGGGACAGCTTCTTCGACCTCGGAAACTACGGCCAGTCGCTCCAGCCAGCCATGACCCCGGAGCTCCAAGCAAAGATTAGCAAGAGTGTGTCAGAAGCGTACGATACAATAAAGAATTGAGAACTTTTGTATAAAATGAAATTCGTTTCTATACAAGCCTCGGCTTTCAAGGCTGTCTTTGAAGTTCTTAAAGACATTCTCAATGACGTGAACATCTATTTCAAACCGTCCGGTATGCGAGTCATAACGCTCGATACGGCGAGGTCCGCGCTCGTTGACATGTTTCTGAGCTCTGAAAATTTCGAAGAGTACTCGTGTCCGGATGACATCATAGCCGGAGTAAACATAGCAAACACTTTCAAACTCCTTAAAACTATAACAAACAACGACACGATAACAATGTCAATCACAAACAAGGAGTACATTGACATTTATATCAACAACGACAACAAGAAGACGGTCACAAAGTTTCAACTCAAACTCCTCGACATTAACGAAGATCAGATTGAGTTGCCCGAGGTTGAAATGTCCGTCGTGACAACCATGCAGTCGACCGACTTTCAGAGAATCTGCCGAGACATGAACAACATCGCAACGGACGTTACCATAAAGAGGAGCGGGAAGAAATTTTCCATCAAGTGCGACGGGGACTTTGCGAACCAAGACACGACGATTGACTGTTCTGACGAAACGTGCGACAAAAACACCGTATCTGGTGTGTACTCTCTCAAGTACCTAAACATTTTCACAAAGGCGACCGGTATGTGCTCGACTGTACAGATACTCCAAGAACAAGAAAATAGGTTCCTTGTTCTCAAATATAATGTGGCCAATTTGGGAGAGCTCAAGTTCTACTTAGCCACAAAGGTGGACAACTGATTGCTGATTCATAATGTTTGTGAGGATAAGTTTTGTAAAAGGTCTATCGATCATGTCTGTCAGGGGAACCGGGGCGCCGTGGAAATCCGACCGAGGCCCCGCGTATTGATTCACCTCGTTGGTTATGTTTTTTACGGGGGTGTCCGAGGAGTCGACAAGAACAGCGTGCTTGTATGGAATTGCGAAACGCATGGCTGATTTTTTAGGCGGCCACGAGTACTCCATGTCGCGAGTCACGTACACATACTCTCTACTATTGAAAACGTACGTTATTTTCAATATTGGATTCTGTACACACGCCGGCAAAGGTAGAAAATCGGCGCCGTCTACATTGACGGTAAAAATGTCTGGGATATTCACCCATTCCGACTGTTGCTTTGACCAAAAAGAGTTAAGATCTTCCGGGGCACCTGAGTCCTCCTTGACAATATACTCGAGAGTGACTTTTTGGATTGTGTAATCCTTGATCCTGAAAAGGTTAATAAAGTAGTGTACATAGTCGAGTACCCAAAGTAGTAAACTCATTTAAACGAGTACGCTATATGTAATATATGGAGGGTAATTTTTTAAGTAGATATGAAAACAAGATTTCAGAATGGGAACGGTTAATGGAAAAAGATCCCGGCAACGCAGATGCGTATCAAAATGAAATGAACGATTACATGCTCATGTGTATACCTTTCATAGAAGAGTACATGGACAAAAATAACCCAAAACAAGAAGTGTCAAATGTGTTCAACTGTAAAATTAAAAAAGGTCTCCAAAAGAAGGAGATTTTCGAAAACTACTTGAGTGCGGTCGAGGGTCAATACAATACGAAACCCATCGAGAACATTTACAAGACGTGTAAAAATTGTAAGTCCACCAACATGTTCTTGGACTCAACCACGTGTGACACGGTGTGTAGAGAGTGCGGAGCTGCTTCCCAGACCCTCACCCAAGAGATGACGTATAAAGAAGAGCAAGAAACTTCGGAAAAGGTGATGAGTTATTCGTACAAAAGAGAAAACCACTTTAACGAGTGGATATCACAGTTTCAGGCTCAAGAAACCACAAGCATTCCCCACGAGGTTATAGAACAGCTCAGAACTGAACTGAAAAAGATTAAGATTAAAAAGCTCGCCGACATAACTCACGCCAAGGTTAGGGATCTCCTCAAAAAGCTGAGACTCAACAAGTATTACGAACACGTTCCGTACATAGCAAACATACTCAACGGTATGCAGCCCCCCAAGATGCCCCAGAACCTCGAAGAGCGTCTCAGGATAATGTTCAAAGAGATTCAGGAACCGTTTGACAAGAACTGTCCCCAGGATCGCAAAAACTTTTTAAGTTACTCGTACGTTTTGTACAAATTTTGCGAACTGCTGGGGGAGGATCAGTACCTTCAGTGTTTTCCTTTGCTCAAGTCTAAGGAAAAGTTGTACCAACAGGATGTCATATGGAAGATGATATGTCACGATTTACGCTGGGAGTTTATTCAGACTGTTTGAGGATTTAGGTGGATCTCTCCCCATCGATAATACAAATACAAATACAAGTAATAATATAACACCTACTGATATTAATCCGATATATAAAGGTTTTTTATACCAAGGAGTCACCACGGCCGGCGAGGGCAGAGGGGATGGCGAGGACGAAGGGGCTAACGGGGACGAAGGGGATGGCGAGGACGAAGGGGCTGGCGGGTACGAACGGGCTGGCGAGGGTGAGGGTGTTGGCGGGTACGAACGGGCTGGCGGGTACGAACGGGCTGGTGAGGACGAAGGGGTTGGTGAGGACGAAGGGGTTGGTGAGGACGAAGGGGTTGGTGAGGACGAACGTACGAACTTTGGTCTCGAACCTTCTTTCATGCATCGTAATGCTGTTTTCGGTATACACGGTCTATCGTGTGGGTACGCGCTGAGTGTCGTATCCCATACAAAGAAACCAGCCTTACATGATGCATAAGCTCCCTCACAGTCTGTAACGCTATTTATGAGGTTTACATAATCACCTTTATTAAATGTGCTTGATTTACGTACGTTATTAAAAGTCCAATCTAGTGTTAAAGTCATATCGTGCGACTTTTTTTCATAAGGGGGGTTCGTCGCGTATGTTGCAAAGTTGTTGTAATGACAACTAAAATATGTTTCAAGATACTCCCACAGTTCCCTGGAAAATTTTGTGTCAAGAAGTTTTGCGGTTGTATCATATTTATTTGCTGATATATAATTATTAATAACCGATGTTATACCAAACTCTACTTTACTTTTAGTACAGTTACGAACTGTAGCGCTATGTATAGTTAGTTTGTAAATTTTACCTGGATCTTGTAGTGTAGGAAGTACCACATTGTCCAGAACTTCAGAATTATCTCTACGACCTTTGAGAATCGTTTCACGACTAGCCGGCCCTGAAGCTGGAGATGGAGATGGAGATGGAGTACTCATAACTAGTATATAAAAAGAAAAGAGTTCATATATAAAATGGATGACATAATAAAGATAATTGAATCACAAAAAAATGGGGATAAATTTCATGATTTTGTGATTGACGACGCCATTTATTTTATAAAAAAAGCAAAAGAGACTCTCGAAGACGGATTACAAGATCCAGAAAAATGGTACGAAAATGAACGAGTAAATTCAGCGACATTTTTTAAACTTTTTCCGTATATATATTACACTCAACAACATCTCATGAATACGCCATCGCAAAACCAATAACAGCAAGAAGTATAATTATACCAGCTATAGCTATTATGATGTTAGTTGATAAAGGGGACTGAGAAGGGGAAGGAGAAGGAGAAGGGGACGCATAAGGGGACGGGGACGCGTAAGGAGAAGGGGAAGGGGAAGGGGACGGAGACTTGGACGGTTGGGGGTTGGATGGTGATTGGGGGTTGGATGGTGATTGGGGGTTGGATGGTGATTGGGGGTTGGATGGTGATTGGGGGTTGGATGGTGATTGGGGGTTGGATGGTGATGGCGTTGAACTACAGTATCTAGTCCGTGGTGCTCCATCTGGATATGGGCATGCCAATCCACCAATCTCCTGACCTGTTATAATGTAACTTGATGTTTGTATAGATTTTGGGTCTGTACAATCAGCTGGAGTCCAATCAGACCATTCTCCGACACAATCTAAACTACATTTCTCTGTTCGGATAAGGTCAGCTGCATAAGGACACGGTTTACCATCCGCCGAAGCCCGTACAGTTACGGCTCTGCTACTTGTCCGCTGTAATAGTACTGGATCACACGCACTCCACGCACTCCAGTCTGTTACTACACAGTCCTGTTTTTGACCACAGGACTCAAACATAACCGGTGGGCATACTTTGCCATTCGGTGAATTCGGAGCAATAATAATAGGTGCTTTATATTTCATACCAAGTGTGCTACATCCACTATCATCATAATATTCAGGGTATCCAGAAGTTATACAGTCTTGTTTAGTCTCAGTCATAGTATGCATGTCTCGCATACAACCCCCTGTGAACAGCCTGTTTCTTGTAAATCGTCCACCGCCTAAAGGAGTCCATGGATTATTATTAAGCACATCTGGTGTGAACTGACAAGAATCTACTGAAGTGATGACATCTCTCACGATTGCCGCATTTTTTTCCTCCTTTCTCCGTCCTTCTTCCTGTCTACCATCAGATAAACCCAAAAATTTACCAGATTGACTCATTTATACTATACTTTAGTAACATTAATTATCGAGCTGCCTTTGGTAGGAGTTCCTGGTGAGAACCCACGCGTCTGTTATCCAGTCGGTATTACACGTGTATCTCTTGTGTATTGTCGTGAAAGCGTCCCTCGTGTAGTCTCGAAGCCTTGAAACATTCTCTAGAAACTCTGGGACCGAGACAACGCCGAGAACGAGCTGCCTGAGGAGGTCCCCCGTGACGTCGCAAAACATCCTCAGCAAATTGTTGCGGTCGCGAGCCTTTTCCCTCGCCTTTTCGTTTTTCTGGAGGATAACCTTCATGTCCTCTTCGTCCATCTCGCGCAAGAGGTACCTGATGCGAAGTTCCTGGTTGTCAACGGCCGGCTCGTCTCGCATTTCAACGTTTTGAATGTGTAACACGAGGCGGTGAATGCTGAAAATCTCAACGTGTTCTGGTCTTGTGCTCATGGAAGGCGGCATGAAGCGGCGGTATTTCATTTGGATGCCTAACGCCGTGGCGATTTCTTCGAGGCTCGGGACACCGCCACAAGGAATGTCGCCGTGCTCCCTCTGGGGGCGCCCACCGGCCCTGTTGAATTCGTAATAGTGCGGGTTATGGATCCGACCGGTTTCGATCCTCATGGTGTTCCAGTCGAACGCGGTGTGACAGTCGGGGCACCACATCTGCGAGCACCCGCTAATCTTGAAAATCATGGTGCCGCACTTGGGGCACGGTTTCGTATCCTTCTTGAGAAGCGCGACAGTCTCGACGTTTCCGGGGTCGCACGCGTGCTCGTCGTCGTGCTTAATCTCGTTACACTCTGGGCAAATGTTGTTTTCGCAAATTTGACACTTCCACCGAGTCGACAGAAACCCCCGACACTCCTCAACGGGGCACTTTCTCACAAAGACTCGCTTGTCGGTTTCCGCGCGAGCGTGTCCGACGGTGTTTCGAGAATGTAAGAGTTGTCCTATGCGAACCCGTATGTGTAAAATCTTTTCATTCTCTTCTTGAATCATCTTGTCAATCCTTCTAACTTCGAGGATCCTGGCAACGGCATCCTGAGTCTGAGGGAGGAGGCACCGTTCTCGCTCGAAAAGGATAGTCTCCCGGTGCTTCTTGAGCTTGGTGTCGCGAAAAACCTTGGTACAAGACCCGTCTACGACCTCCCTGGTCCACAGCTTTTTACAGTCCATACAGTGAGGGTCGCTCGACACTGACAGCAAGTACGTCTGGACGCATGACCGACACGAATTTAAATCACAAAACGGGCACGTAACCTTTTTGTGATTTGAAGCGTTGAACCTTTCGCAGCAAATCGTACACTCCATTACTTGTTTAGAGGTTTTATTTTTTATACCAGTTGGGACCCGCCTCTTCCGTTGGCTCTACGCCCTGTTCCCGTTCCTAGAGCTATCTGTACCGCCCTTTGTCTCGCCGCACCCTTTGCCGCTGGGGACGGTCCTACGCCGTACGCTTTTCTGATCGGAGTCGGTTTCGTCGCCGGCGATGTACCACGAGGACGACTAATATTAGTACCAGATCTGAGTTGGTAATTTTTTCCGACCAATGTTGTTTCTCTGCTTTTAGAGCCGCGTAAATTAACCCTCGGTATAGTGTATTTTAATTTACCCTCTACAAACTGCTTATAGTTTTTGTTTCTGTAGTTGGTAAATGTATTTTTTAAAACTGCTGGGGTTATAGTATGACCCCTGAATTCCGGTGTTCTACTTATAGCGGCCGCAACATTCTCCCAACTCGTCGGGACTTTTTTAATAAATTCTTTTTTTACATTTTCATATTTACTCCATCTTCTCAGCTTAGATCTTAGTACTCCTGGTTCAGATTCAAACTGGGAAACTGGGAGTTCCCGGTCTCCTCCCAATACAAGTCCTATACTAAACTTGTCACCTTCCCCATATAATCGATAAATGTCTTGTATGTTTATTTTGTATAAAAGCTTAGGGTTCAATTTTAGTTTTTGTAGTATGTTAAAAGGTTTGTCGCTTTTACTAACACTGATAGATTTAATAACTTTTCGTATGTGAGCATTTTTTTCTTCTTGTTCTCGCTGTCTCATAGCCTGTCTTTCAATCTGTCTTTCCTGATTTCTCAAATTCGGACGTAGACTACTGGCGGAGTTTGAAGCCGCGGACGAGGGGCGCTCACTTCGTAGAGACGATGCGAGACTTGACGGCACAGATCCTTCTTGTTCTTCTTTAATAGGTTCAAGGTACTTGCCGAGTAAATTTCCAAACTCAAAATTTTGTTTATAATTACTAGCGTTCTGTACGTGTTTTATTAGCGCATTCATGTTTTTGAATTTAGCGCCACCCATAGATGTAGAATAATTTGCCAGCATCTCTCTGACTGTTCGCGTTCGTTTACCCAACACCGATACAGACTGACGCGCGTTGTTATTCTCCGCGGCTCGGCCACCAACCTTTATATTAGGAATTCCCATCTCCGAAGCTGGTAAACTAGACTGAGAACTCAAGCCGAGATCTGTAGACACTGTTGACGCCAATGAACTGGAACTAGCTTCTAGGAAGTTTTTTTTTGGACAGCTCGATTATTTAATAGTTGCATAGCATTAAAAGCGTTTGTGTACGCTTTTCTTTGCTTGATTATATTCGCATTTGCGTTTTTAATAGCTTGTTGTAGTTTTGAATGAATATTATTACCTTTTTGCTCGTTTTTTCTGGCTTTTAAATTATTGTACTGACTTTTAAGTTGATTAAATGCTCGTTGTTTAGCAGCGGCGTTTACCCGAGCGGCAGCTTTTTTCCACATATTACCCTTTTGTTGTGGTGGCGCAGTTGGATTTTCTACTGTTTGTATGGCTTTTATAAAAGCAGCTTGTATAGCTCTGGGATCATCTTTTGCAACCTGTAACTCAGTCGCCAATACTTGGCTGGCTATTATTCCTACGCCTGTTTTATTACCATTAAGAGCCTTCCGCCATCGTTCTTTCACCATTAATGGGGTCACTCTAGGAGGCGCGCCGGCTGGTTTCAACTTGTTTGACATGGCGTTTATTGCCGCTTTGTACGCAGCTTTTTTACCGTTGTTGTTGAGTTCTGCGACCGCCATGGCGTCTTCCAGGGTTTTGGTAATTGACCCGTTTGCGTTCAGGGCTTTGTTAATAGCGTTCCATTCTTTTTTGAGTCGGTTCAGGCTGGTGTTGGGAACTCCGTTGCCCGCGGCATTATTTCTTGTTTTAGCATTTTTAAGAGCTTTATTGTGTTCCCGAAAGGCTTTTATAGCTTTTATGAAAGCAGCTCTTCTCGGCGCCTTCTGGTTATTGTTATTTAATTTTAATTTCAAAAGTTCGTCTTCATTGCTGGCTAATCTGCTAAAAATTTTCTTTGATGCTTCATTTGTTCTACCCTTGGATGTGACAGTGTAAAGAGTCAATATTTCAGTATTACTCAATTTGTTCAGGTTTGCGTTTGCGTTTGCGTTCGGGGGTGGTGCCACAGCCGGCCCCAGGGCTGTCAGGGCGTTTCTGTACACATCCTTTGCGTTTGCGCCATTGGCTCCCAAGGCGGCATTAAGGGCTTTTTGTCTGTTTTCCTTGTTGGCAAGGCTGTTTATCGCGGCAACCCAATTAGCCTTGAGTTTGTTCAGGTTGGTGTTTGCGTTCGGGGGTGGTGCCACAGCCGGCCCCAGGGCTGTCAGGGCGTTTCTGTACACATCCTTTGCGTTTGCGCCATTGGCTCCCAAGGCGGCATTAAGGGCTTTTTGTCTGTTTTCCTTGTTGGCAAGGCTGTTTATCGCGGCGACCCAATTAGCCTTGAGTTTGTTCAGGTTGTCGTTTGCGTTCGGGGGTGGTGCCACAGCCTGCCCCAGGGCTGTCAGGGCGTTTCTGTACACATCCTTTGCGTTTGCGCCATTGGCTCCCAAGGCGGCATTAAGGGCTTTCTGTCTGTTTTCCTTGTTGGCAAGGCTGTTTATCGCGGCGACCCAATTAGCCTTGAGTTTGTTCAGGTTTGCGTTGGAAGCTCCGTTGCCAGCACTCGCGTTTGCTTTATTATAAAACTTGAGTAATCCATTTACATTTCTTTCACCTTCGGGTGGAAAGTTTGTGATGTTGCCATTCGATATACCTCGCATAATTTCTTTTAATTTTTCTTGTTTTGATTCATTTTTTTCTGCTATAAGAATATTTTTAATTAATGCCATTTTTTTAACCTTTCCCGAGCCTGGAAGAAGAGCAGCCGCGGTTTCTGTCGCCTTGTTGTTAGGCATACCAGCGTTAACAAGCGCTTTCACTACCACAGGAACCGGTGCGTTGTTGGATCCTCTGGCTGCCACCTCCTCAGCAACCGCGTTCGCCACACTTTTAGGAACACCCAGCTTATTAAGGTTTGTTGCTAGTTTCGCAACGGGTACAACGGGGGCACCCCCTCCACCAACTGCGACGGCGGCTGCGGTTTCTTTCGCCTCAATTTTAGTCATACCGGCGTTAACAAGCGCTGCAGCTACCACAGGAACCGGTGCGTTCTTGGATCCTCCGGCTGTCACCTCCTCAGCAACCGCTTTAGCCACATTGTTAGGAACGCCATTGGTGGTAAGCCTTTTTGCTAGATTCGCAACGGGTACAACGGGGGCTCCGTGAGATTTTATAACAGCTTCTCTGAACCTCTGAAGCTTGTTTTCTGGAAATCCATTTTCGGTTTTTAATTTATTTAAAACCTGGAGGAAGTTTGTATTATTTGTGAATACATTTGGGTTGAGGCGTGGATTACCTTCTCCATTTTTAAAGTTTTCAAGAGCTTTTAAAAGATTTTTACGTGCGTTGTTATAGTTTGACCCACCAACTGCAACGGCGGCTGCGGTTTCTTTCGCCTTGTTGTTAGTCATACCGGCGTTAACAAGCGCTGCAGCTACCACAGGAACCGGTGCGTTCTTGGATCCTCCGGCTGTCACCTCCGCAACAGATGCGTTTGCCAATTTTTCAGCATCCTTTGGGCTCATACCGGCTTCGACGGCGTTCTTTTTTATCACAGCCTTGCTAGTCTCTTCGTTCATAGACCCAAGAAGATTCAGTAACCCTATCACCTCTTGGTTATTCTTGGCACTGTTTCGCAGCTTTTTCAAGTTGCCGAGGCCACCTGGGTACCGTTCGCCGGCTGCCCTGGCAAGGTTCTTGTACAACTTTGATCGAATGACACCCTTGTAATACGCCTGAACTTTGTTCATGTTGGAGGCGTTGTTCAGTCCGGATAAGTCTTTCAGTTCGAGTAAGAATGCTATTTGAGCCTTTTGTTCATCTGTCAGGGGAGTTTTGCCAAATCCAAGAAACCCACCGGCTGAACCATTCTTCAGCAACTTAGCCAGGGTGTTCCGTTTAGAAGCTGCGTTATTCTTAGCCGCTTTCTCATTGGCGTTGAGTTTCGCAACCATTTTATTGTATTTGGTTTTCTCAGTTGGGTCTCGTAGCCTGTTCGAGGTGTAGTACCCTTCGAGTCTCTTCTTTTGATTGTAAAACCACGGCAACCCACCACTTCTTGAGTACGATCGTCGTTCGTTGTTGTAATATCTAGGGGACGGGCGTCTATTATAATAATTACGAGGAATCTGAGCCGATGGCCTGTTTACTACCGCATAAGACCCACCACCGCCACCGCCACTCGGCGGCATCATGTATACAGACTTACCCTTGTTCTGAACCACGTATGATGGGGCGCTTCCGCCACTGCCAATCGCTACAGACTGTTGCGCTCGTCCACCATTTAAAATTCGATTGGTGAAGCTTCCACCGGATTTTCCGCCGTTGTTCGACGACTTGACGCCGTTTCCGCCGATCCCACCATTATTCGACGACTTGACGCCGTTGTTTCCGAAGCCGTTGTTCGACGGTACGTTGCTAGACCCGTTGTTGACCCGAGCCGAGTTGTTGTTACGGGCCGAGTTGTTCCCGGACCCGTTGTTGACCCGGGCCGAGTTGTTGTTGTTCACGGGCCCACCGTTGGCGTTGTTACGAACCGCGTTGTTGTTCTGAGCAACCTCTCCCATGTTTCCATTCGCCATGGCTGTTTTTGATTCTTTCAGGTGAACCCTGATTGGCTCTGGGATACCCATCGACATGAGCTTATTAATAATGATATTCTTGATTTCGGTGACACCATCTTCACTCGTGAACGTATCAACCCCAAGCTTCTCAGCAAGTTTCTTAATGTACCTTAATGTTGGTTCAGGTTTACCTAACAACTTACCAAATTCAGCGGGGGTAAATGGCGAGTGTACGTACACGGCAATCATGTAATTTCCAACCTTTACCGGTTCGCTCATGAACGGGGCTGCTGGAAGTCTGTCATTTTTACACAACTTCAAGAGGTTACAGAGTTCACTTTTCTTGAGATCCTTTATCATATCGTCGGGCAAAAGGAGCTCTGTTTTTACCGCATCTCGCGCGAATGCGATATTTGTTTTTGAACCGCATATGTTCATCCTGTTGGTATATATGAATAAAAAAAATCAAGAACCGTGTCCCAATGTAAATAGTTTCAATCTGGTTTCAAACGGGGCGCGCAAGTCTAATATGTCAAACTGCGTCACGTCTATAACCTTACTGGGTACGTCAACGTAATTCTTTCTGTTCCTAAGGACTGTGCTAGCTATACATTTACAGTAGTCTACGAGAGTTTCAACTTTTGCGCGAGAATTCGACTGTCGTATTTCAACGCAGAACACATCTGAAAACATTTTATTCAAAAATGGGCCCACTGGTGTGAGTTCGTTCGTCGAGCCGTCGATGTATCTCTTTCCATTGTACATGTACGAAGATATCACAAACGGTATGGACAGGCTGGCGCACACTGCGTCGACCACATACATATCTGGATGCGTGTCCCTCGAAAAATACTCGACATCGAGAGTGTCGAGACAGTACGCAGACACGTACAATTTCTTCGGCAATTCGCTGAACGTTGGATTACCGCCCCATATTTCTATGAGCTTTTGTTTTATCAATTCATGATTGATGAAACCAAATGAATTTATAAAAGTTTTCAAATCAACCTTTGTCATTTCGATCATGTCCACATTTATGGACGCTTCAAATATTTCTTGGAGACTCTTCCCAGATAAAAGAAAGAACCCGAGTATAGCCCCAGCTGAAGCCCCTGAAATTTCTTCAACCTCTGAAAGTTCTGATTCAATCTTTGTGAGGTATCCAAGCATGGCAAAAAAGCCTAGGGCCCCTGGGCCGAGCACAAGATACTTCATATTACTAATACACAGCAGGGAATTGCTTGCGAAGAAACGCGAAAAGGAGGGCAAACACGAGGGCGTGTACAAGCACCGGAGCGACCCCAGTCTGTCCAGAGGCAAAGACGCCACCGCTTCCGGGTGGCAGCGTGAGGAGCATACCCGGGCTGAGGAGAGCGAACAGCACAGCCGTCACTACGAGATCGGCGGGAGTCAGCACAATCTTCAAAAAACGGGCAACGAGGCTATACACCACGATAAAGGCAAACATGTGAAATAGAACAGACGTCTTTGACGTGATGCCGCTCTGGAACGTCTTGCTAGGAAGCTGAAGAAGGAGTCCAGGGCTGAGTGCGACAAAGAGAGCTGCTGGTATAAGAACTTTAGGGCCTGTCGCGTCGATCATTTATATATACAAAACAATTTAAACTCCGTATCCATGTGAGAACCTGTAACAAAATTCACAGAATGCTGTGTAGGACCCATCCTTGAGTATGTCGTGAAATCGCCCAGAGTCCTCCCTGTACTGTACGAGAGAGAACCACATGTTAAGAAGGTCCTCGGAGTACCACGTCGTCCACTCGTCTACATTGAGACGGCGAGAAGGCGGGTCTAGGTTCTCGTCGTCGCTGTAATCGTACTCATTGTCACCGATCGTGTGCTCGACATACTCACTCCAAACCATCTGTGCTTCTGCTTGGTATAGTATAGTCGAATCATTCTAAGCCGCTTTCTTCGATAGCCCCGTGAGACTTATGACATCAGACTCTTCGGACTCGAGATTGTCGAGGATACACTGAATGGCCCCGTCAACCTTGGCCTCGTCTCCGCCAAAGTATATGCCGAGCCCGTTTCGGACAGCCTCCCGAGTCATGCTGGACTTTTTCACGGTCGTCTTCAGCGTAACCTTACCCTTTTTTAGATTTATGAGATCGAGGGACTGATTCTTCATAAACGTCTTGATAAACTCCTTGAGTTGTTTTTCACGTTCATTAAGAATTTTCATATCCTTTCTAGCTTCTGTGAGCTGCGTTTTGAGCTGGACCCAGTCCGCCATAGCGCTCCTGAACTCTTCGGTTATTTGCTCGGCCATTTTAGTTTAAAAGGGTCAAAGCCCTTTAAGTTTCTTAGCACATGGAACGCTGCATGAGATCGGGAACGATGGTGGAGTTGTTCCACGTGTACGCAGACTTGGGATTGGGGGGCTCGGCGCGCTCGCTCTGGTTTGCGTTCCTGAGGGTTCCGCCGATCGTCTCGGGCCACCCTATCTGAGAGCGCGGGTCAAGGAAATTCTGCCCCTTGAGAATGTCGTCCGGGGCAAACTGACCAAAGTCGTCGCTCGTGGCAACCTCGCGCGGCAATAAAGAAGACGAAAGACCGACGCCAGACTTCATGGCGCAGCTGTTGCTCAGGTCGATGTTCGTTCCGGCGAGATCAGACGGCGCGAGGTCTCCTGATTGGAGGGTGTAGTTGGACTTCATGGGGGCTCTCATGGTCGTGGTCGTGTTGGAAAAAACAAACCATAAGATGACCAGCACAATTGCGATAGCTACAAGAGATTTTTGGTTGATCTTCATTTTACTATATACTATGGATAATTTTTTTTAATCAGATGTAATCTTCATCCTCATCGGCAACGTCGGCCTCGGCCTCATCCTGAAATAAATACTCATCCGGGTACAACTTTTTGGGGGGAGCCAAGAGACGCACCTGAGCGAGCCTCCACACTGGACCGAACGTCTTTTTAAGAAACCAGATCCCGGCAAACTCGAGAATCACGTCACACGAGACACCCGACTGAACCGAGTCAGCCTCGATAGCCTTTTTGTCGTGCGCAAAAATCTTCAAACCCCGCGCCTTTGTCACGTTCATAGACGTATCCTGGGTACTCTTGTTGTAGGCCGTCTCGAGGGTCTGGTCTGCGAGCGCCTTTCCGAACCACGCCTGACAGTTTAGCTTTGCTGCTGATATATTGTTTGAATCGGTTCCATGAATCTTGTCGAGCGCCGCCTGATTGAGCTCGAGAGTCACGTCATCGGCGTCCCCAAACTGCGTGAGAACCTTAACCCTGTTGAGCTGTATCATGACCCTCGACTCGTCAGACTTTGACACCTTGACGTAGTAACGACCATCCGCGAGCTTCTTGGGTGTTCCATACACGACGTCCATTTAATATATAAACGAGGTATTCTTTAAACCAACTAGGGGAATCATGGCAGCCTTGTTCACGAGACCGTTTGGCATCCAAAAGTTTCTCTTCGGGTTGTACCCGTACAAAAGGTTCCTGAGGCGAGCCCGGGGGATCGGCCTGGGGGCTACAATCGGCCTGTGCGTCATCTCGTTTCGTATGTACGTCTTTGAATTGTTTGAGACCCACTTCTTTTTGTTTAGATCAAACCTATACGGACCAGATGACCTGATGTATCCCGGTATGTTCATATTCACAGAAGACTTGAGACCCACAATCTGACTTGTGATAAGTGGGTCTATCCACGGTTCCGTAGTGTACTTGTTGTAATTTTTTGGATTTGGTGTCCAATTGAGTTTAAACACTGGTCGATTTTTTATGGTTGCTCTCTCGGTGTCTTTCAACTTGTATATACACTTTTTGAATATTTTCACAATATTGTCAGACTTTTTAACATTCTTAACCCTGAGAACTTTTGTCGCAAACATAAACAGCCGAGACTTGTCTTTTTTCACTTTGTGGGGTCTCAGACCGAGAAGCTGCATGAGGTACACATCCTCAATGAGAAACCTTTTTCCGGCAAACAAAAGAGTTTTGTTGTGAACCATTTTACCAGTGTCTTTGTTTTTGTAGACGAGACCCTGGTGTCTCGAAAACGCAACCTCGTATCCAACTTCATAGGGTCTCATAATGGCAATGTCAAGAATCCCCCCGATGTTTTGAACGATTGGTTGTTTCTCTTCGATTGAATAATATTTTATTTTCAAATCGAGTGCGAACAACTCGACATCAATCAACACATCCTTTAGACTTACTTCGTTTGTTTTGAAAGACTGTCGTTTTTTCTGAATGAGAGAGTACCGTCTCGTGACCCAGGGGCCCTTGGGAAACGATATGCCAAGCATTTTTCCAACCTTTGTGTTTTTGAGAATGGTCTCTATTCTATTTTTAATTCTCACATTCAGTTCTTTTGCCTTTTTCCCTAGCAAGTCCCAGAGTTTCAGTTTAACGCTCTGAAGGAACCCAAAATACTTGGGGCTCTTGGTGCTTACGAGTCTCCCAGACTGACCCTTGAAGACTGGGATAAACTTTGTGTCAATGTCACTCGTTATGATTCGGTCATCCTTTTCAAAGTACAAGTTGAACGCCTCGCCACCGGTCACTATGAGATCCCCGTACGGGTGTAACTTCTCGGTCAGCGATCCTATGGTCTCTAGAATGATGTCTCGAATACTGTCAGTTATACACGAGTACACAACTTGTTCGAGTTCTTCTTGTTTTTCTTTTGTAAACTTTCTCGAAAGTCGTTCTCGAAACAGACCAACGTTTCCATTCAAATAATGTTGATACAGTTTCTCATCACTCTGACACAAGTTTTTCTTCACAAAATTGAGGATCGCCTCGTCGGAGTAAAATGAACTATCCATATATATTATAATTGTATATTTAAAATGTCCAAATGTGCTCCGAATAGTAACTGTAAAGATATCACGACATGCGAACCCCAATTCAGGGACAAGTTGTGTAAGTGCGTCGTTACAAAGTCTGACTGCGAAACTATTAAAACCGTGTGCGCCTACGAAGACGGTGGTGTTCTGTACCCGTGCTCAGTCGGATGCTGTAAAAACCAATGCGACAGGGGGCAGTGTCCAGAAAACAATCGAGGTTCTTTTAAAATTTTAGGGGTGCCGATGGTGTCCTCCCCCAACGACATGAAAAAATACGCGCTCGCCATTCTAGTCTTGATAATCGCACTCGTGACCATAAGCACTCTGAGCCTATAAAAAGAAGCTTAAAGAGACTCGTGTTTACTATATCAAATGGCGTCCATCGATTCTGTCGCTTCCGAGCTTGCCAGCCTTCGCAACGAGATCAAGTCCCTTACCAAGATTGTGCGAAAGATTCGGGCTCACCAGGAGGATCCGAGCGGCGAGAAGGCCAAGGCGCGCGCAGTGAATAACGGATTTAACCGCACTCTCGACATTTCCCCAAAGCTGAGGGAGTTTCTGGGGCTGGAGGCTGACGAGACTGTTTCACGTAGCGAGGTTACCCGCCGAATCAACAAGTACATTAACGAGAATGGTCTCAAGCACCCCGATAACGGTC